ATTATGTTGGTTTTATTTCAGAAACTACACGTGACGATATTCTTTCTGAATCTATGTTCCTTATCGATCCTTCTTGGTCTAAGACATACGGCGAACACTTTAATCGTACCGTTGTTGATGCTATGAAAACAGGTACAGTTCCACTTGCTGTCAACTTAGGTATTGCGCCTGACGAAAATGGTGTTGGTACATTGTTCAAACCAAACGAAAACTATCTCATGTTGAAATATGACTACACTCCTAAGGAGTATGGTGAGAAGATTAATGAGTATATGGAAATTAACAAGTATGATTATGATCGTATTGTACAGAACAACTTTAAGTTGATCAAACAGTTTGATCGCCGCAAGGTTGCTCAGGATTATCTTGATCTGGCTAATGGTATTGACTGCGGTTTTTATGACAGCATCAGTAAAACTGGCGGATCGATTCAACTACCTATTGACGCTGAAAAGATGTGGACTGCTCACTTTGAACCTGAGGAATCCGCTTCGCTGGAGAGTTTCTTCGGCTAAGTCCTTGATTTTAAAGGAAATAAAAAAAGGGTTGACATTTGTCGACCCTTCATTATATAATGGACTCTACAGTTGGCTAACAACTGGATTTTTAACAGAAACGGTTTACGTTTCGCAAGGAGAAAATTATGAAACATACTAACGCAACATCACGTCTTATGGACGTTGTATCTAATACTCACGCTGGCTTTATTAACCCAGATCCTATTGGTCAGCGTCCTCCAGTACAATCTGGTCCACGAAAAGCGCAAGGCATTATCGACTCTATTCTAAAAGGTTTTTCTGTCGGTACTATCACCGTGCGTGATATTAAGAACGATGATAAGAACCAAGAAATCTACCCAGGAGTTGAGTGGTTGGTTCTTGATGGTGGCAATCGTATCCGTGCTATCCGTGATTTTCAAAAGGGTCGCTTCCCTACGCTAGACGGAAAAGTATATCGCCAACTCAGCGAAGAAGAGAAAGAGAAGTTTGAAGACACGCAGCTATCATTTACTGTGTATCGCTGTAACGATGTACAAGCAACTGAGATCTTCCGTCGCCTGAATACAGTGACGCCAGTAAATCAAATTGAAATGATTATGGCTAACGACACCTCTAAGGTTGCTAAAGAAATCCGCTCGCGTGTTAAGTCTTATGCTGAATATGACTACAACGACATTCATCCTATCTTTGAAGTTTCTATTAAGAAAGATGGCTCTATGAAACCAGTTAACTGGAACACTGATATTAACCCACGCCGCAAATGGGATGAGTATGTTGGCATCGCTTTCCTGAAGACTGTTGGGAAAGGTAACGTGGACGCTGGTCTTAATGCGCTAGAAGAAATGGTAGAAAGCGATATGCCACCTATCACTAGTGCTATCGCTGATACCGTTGATCAATTCTTTACTGATGCACTAGAAACTGTTCGTTCAATGGGTGCAACTAAAAAATTAAACGCTGACGTGTTCGCTGCTTTCCAAGCAGTATGGTTTGGTTTGTATGAGCGCAACAAAGTGTTTGCTATTAAAGACTATCGTGCTTTTGCTGAGCAGTTCTTCAGTGCTCACACTGAGTTAACTGGTTTGACTACTAATCAATATGACACTGAAGTTCGTGAGTTCTCAACTGGTGAGCGTGGTGGTTTGAAAAAGAAAACGGATATCGTTAAGAAGTTTACTCGCACTGCCATTAAGAACTTTGCTAACCCAGCCGAGCAGCACGAAGTTGCTACGTTGTATCTTGACTTGATGGAGTTAGATGGTATTGTGTTGTATCGTGACGAACGTCGTACTATCAGCAAAGATCAGAAGTTCGAGATGCTGGCTAAGCAAGGTTTCCGTTGTGCTATTGACGGTGAGCCACTTGATATTGATGATGCTATTTTCGGTCACGATACTGCTTGGGCGCACGGTGGTCAGATTGAGGACGGTGCTATTATCCGCAAAATCCATAATGTCAATATGGGTACTACGACTCTGGATGAGTATCGTATGATCCTGAAAATGCGTAAGACTGCGTAAGTTATTGATTCTTAAGGAGTATTGCTTTTTTTAATGGGAAACGGATTTTCCATTAAAATTTTTATATTGATTTTTGTGTATTTTTCAGATACAATGGAATAATAAATTGAATTGAGAGGCAATTTAAATGATCCAAAAAGATATTTTAGCAAAACTATTAGCGACTGAAAACGTTACTGTTTTGCATGAGAACGTACCAACCGCATCTTTCGATGTGAAGAACCGTGTACTTCGTCTTCCGCAATGGAACGATATGCAATCTTATACCTACGATCATCTTGTAGGTCACGAAGTTGGTCACGCTCTCTATACCCCATTCGAAGGTTGGCACGATTCTATTTCTGATCGTGGTCCAGCGTTCAAGTCATTCCTTAACGTTATTGAAGATGCGCGCATTGAGAAACTTGTACAACGCAAGTATCCAGGGTTGCGTGGTTCATTTGTTAAGTCTTATCAAAAAATGTTTGCCGAAGGTTTCTTCGGTGACAACAAAGACATCGAGTCATATAACCTTATTGACCGCATCAACGTGTTGTTTAAATGTGGCGAGTCATTCGGTGTTCAATTTTCTGAAGACGAGCAACACTGGATTGACGAAATTCGCGTTGCCGAAACTTGGGATCAAGTTGTTGATATTGCGACTCGCATGTATGACGGAGAACTTGAAAATGCTGAAAACGACGAAGACTATGATGGTCTCGACGACGACGGCGACGGCGACGTTCTTGAAGAGTTGACGTCGGAAGGCGAAGGTATGGGTGAAGACGAGAACCAGATGGAACTTGACGCACCTGAGAGTGATGGCTCTGAAGGCGAAGACCGTGACGAAATGTCACATGCCGAAGAGTCTATCGCTTCTCAAACTGACCAAGAACTGCGTGACAATATGGAGTCACTTAATAAGTCGAATGATGATGGTATCGACAACGTCCGTGTCGGTGCGATGAATGCTGAGCCATTTATTGTTTCGTACAAAAAGTTGATCGACGTTCACTACGATGACATTTTTGACCAACGTTCATACTTCCACACTCAGTGTTTGTATACCAACAGCAAAATGGATGCCGAGACTGAAGCGAATCGAATCTACAACGAGTTTCTTGCTAACAACAAGAAAACTATCTCATACTTGGTAAAAGAGTTTGAGATGAAGAAGTCTGCAGCGCAGTATGCTCGCGCAACGGTTGCTAAGACTGGTGTTATTGACCCAGTTAAAATGAACAACTACAAATTCAGCGAGGATATCTTCCGCAAAGTTTCAGTTGTACCTGATGGCAAGAACCATGGTGTGGTTATGTATCTTGACTGGTCTGGTTCAATGTGGCAGGATATCTACAATACTGTTATTCAAACGTTGAACCTTGTACACTTCTGCCGTCAAGTCAACATACCTTATCGTGTATATGCATTCTCTGATGGATACTTTGATGACGACGAGATTGAACGTGCTAATCGCAAAGTAATGCTTGAAGAATACAACAGCGCACTTCCTGCTGGCTTTACTTGTGTTGATAATAGTGGCTATGCTCTACTCGAGTGGTTCAATAACAAAATGACTAAGATGCAGTTCCGCGAAGCATCAAAGAAATTGTTGATGATCTCTAACAACATTCAATATGTTCGCGCTGGCTTGCGTCTTGGTGGTACTCCACTTGACACTACTATTATGATGGCAATGGATATCTACGAAAAGTTTAAGAAACAGAATCGTCTTGACATTGTTAACACCATCTTCCTAACAGACGGTGACTCACATCCTGCTTCGTATCGCCATCAATTTTCTGAGTATGTTGGCAGTTCTACTATCCGTGGTCGCCGCTCTCGTTTGATTGATGATGTGACTAAGAAACAGTATGTTAACACTCGCGACTACTGGGCAGCAACTCAAACGTTATTGAAAATGTTCCAAGATCGTACTGGTGGCAACGCGATTGGTTATCGTATTGTGCCTGCATCTAAATCGCACTTTATGCGTGATTGGGGTGATCTTGATGGTTGGCAACAAATGCTTAAAGAAGGTTATCTTTCTAAGCAAGAACGTGGCTACAGCAAACTGTTCTTGATCCGTGGCGGTAAAGCACTACAAGTTGAAGCTGGTGAATTGGCTGTTGACCGTGGCGCAACTAAAGGTAAATTGACCACTGCCTTCAAAAAAGCAGCTCGTGGGAAGCTCACTTCTCGCACCCTGCTGAATGAATTTGTCCAAGAAGTGGCGTAAGTTACTGATTGCAAAGGAAAAGAAAACGCTTGACATTTGAGCAAAATGAGAATACAATTACTCCTGTAATGTGAATAAATTGAGAGAGGACTACATTATGACTATGAATACTACCCAAAAAGCATTCTATGATGCGTGCGTTGAAAAGTTCGGTGCTACCGCAACTAAGAATGAGATTTGTGACTTCGCTGAAGAACGTGGCGAAAAATTTCCGCACTTCCTACTTAAATCTGACTATCGTATTAAGCGTGGTATGTACTCGCTTGACGCTGTCGTAACTCCTATCGCTTCCGCTCGCCCTGCGGTTGAGAAGCAACCTGTTACTCTGTCTGCTGAGACTACTGGCTTCACCGAAAACCTTGTTCCTGCTAAAGACGAACTGTTTGTTTCGTTCGGCAACTATAATATGGTTCGCGACGTGATCAAGTCTAAAATGTTTTATCCCTTGTACATCACAGGTTTGTCAGGTAATGGTAAAACCTTCGGTGTCGAACAAGCATGTGCTGCTACAAAACGTGAAGTGATTCGTGTTAACTTTACTGTAGAAACTGACGAAGATGACCTCATCGGTGGTTTCCGTCTGGTCGATGGCGAAACAAAATTTTTCCACGGTCCAGCTATTAAAGCAATGCAGCGTGGTGCGGTTTTACTTCTTGACGAGATTGACCTCGCTAATCCCGCAAAAGTTATGTGTCTCCAGTCAATCTTGGAAGGCAAGGGATATTTTATTAAAAAGACTGGCGAGTTTATCTCACCTGCTGCTGGCTTTACTGTTGTTGCTACTGCCAACACCAAAGGTAAAGGCAGCGAGGATGGTCGCTTTATCGGCACCAACGTAATGAACGAAGCATTCCTCGAGCGTTTCCCTATCACTGTTGAGCAAGCATATCCTGCTCCTGCTGTTGAGAAAAAGATCCTCGGTAAAGTGTTCGCCGATCTTAATCTTGACGACTCTGAGTTTGTTGAGAAGTTGGTTGACTGGGCGGACATTATCCGTAAGACATTTATGGACGGTGGCGTTGATGAGATTATCTCTACTCGTCGTTTGGTTCATATCGCTAAAGCACATGCTATCTTTAATGATCGTATGCGTTCTATCGAAATGTGTACCAACCGTTTTGATGACGATACCAAACTGTCGTTCATGGATCTCTATACCAAAGTTGATGCTGGCGTTGAGTTGGAAACTGAGGAAGAACGTGTTGAAAATAATACCAATGAATCTGATGTTCCTTGGTAATACTTGACTAAATAACACGAACCTTTTATAATAATTAAACAATCTATATTATGGAGACATTATGGAATTAACGGTTGATCTTTCTGAGTTGCGCAAGCGCAAGATTTTTGTAGCAACTCCAATGTACGGTGGCAACTGCCACGGCATGTACTGTAAGTCGACTGCCGACCTCGCTAAGATGGGTCAGGCATATGGTATCGACATCAAGTTCTTTTATCTTTTTAATGAGTCGCTAATTACTCGCGCTCGCAACTATTGTGTTGATGAGTTTATGCGCAGCGACTATACTCACTTGATGTTTATTGACTCAGACATTGGCTTTGATCCCAACGACGTGCTAACTCTGGCTGCGCTAATGGATCCTGATGCTGAAGAAGCTGACCGCAAAGATATTATGTGTGGTCCATATCCTAAGAAGACTATCGCTTGGGAAAAGATTAAGATGGCAGTTGATAAAGGTTTTGCTGACGACAATCCAGGTGAGCTGGAGCGTTTCGTTGGTGACTATGTGTTCAACCCAGCTGAAGGTCAAACCCAAGTTCGTATCGATGAGCCAGTCAAAGTGCTTGAAGGCGGAACTGGTTTCATGATGGTTACTAAACACGCATTCGAGAAATTCAATGAACATTATCCTGACTATTCATATAGACCAGATCATGTGCGCACTAAGCACTTTGATGGTTCACGTGAAATTATGATGTACTTTCAAGCATTGATTGACGAAAAGACAAAACGTTATTTGTCTGAAGATTATATGTTCTGTCAGTGGATGCAAAAGGTTGGCGTTGATGTTTGGATGGCACCATGGATGCGCCTACAACATACAGGGTCATATACCTTTGGTGGGTCGTTGGCTGACTTAGCTGCCGTTGGTGCTGCCGCAACAGCTGACGTTGATTCAATTAAAAAGATGAAGAAGTGATATGAGTTTACCAGACGATAACAAATTCTCTTATAGTCCTGTTGCTGACGAAGATACTTCTGGCATTAACTGGGTTGATGTCAATAAGTTTTCGCCACAACTTGAGGGCGATTTCGGTGAAATAGAAAACGACTATGTTGACTTTAAGTACAACGAAGACTTTCTAGTGCAAGAGTTGATGCATTACATCGAAGATACATACGATCAACATTATTCTCAAGGCAACTTCCAAGCCACCGAGTTTATTATTGATGGTGGTCATGGTATGGGCTTTGCTTTGGGTAATGTGTTAAAGTATGCGCAACGTTATGGCAAGAAAGGTAGTGCTGAAGACGCAAGAAAAGACTTGATGAAAGTTCTACATTATGGTATAATTGCTTTATATGTTCATGATAAAGAACATCCCCGAATTACAATTAGTGATAACCTTACTGGTGAGGAAATTAAATAATGAATTTAAGTGATAACACGTTTGACGTTTTGAAGAACTTCTCGTCAATCAACCCTTCTATCTCGGTGAAAGCAGGCAACGTTTTGCGCACTGTATCTGAGCAAAAGAATATCCTTGCTCAAGCAGTTGTTGAAGAGTCGTTCCCCACACCGTTCGCTATCTACGACTTGGGTCAGTTCTTGGGTCTAGCGTCTTTGTTTGAGAATGAAGATTATAACTTTGGTCAATCTGCTGTAACGATCAGCGAAGGTAAGAACAAGTCACGTTATACCTACACTGATCCTTCTATGGTAACAACTCCACCTGAGAAAAATCTTGAGTTGCCTTCTACTGAAGTTCAATTCGTATTGTCTTATGACAATCTAAAGAAGGTTGTTAATGCAGCGAATCAACTTGGCTTGCCTGAGATTGTTGTTACTGGTGTCAATAACTCCGTATCTTTGGTTGCTACTGATACTAAGAACCCAACCTCTAATGAGTTCTCATTCGATCTAGAAACTGGAACAAACGCAACTTTCAAGTTTATCTTCAAGGTTGAGAACTTTAAATTTATGGCTGATGATTACAGCGTATCAATTTCGCAGCGTGGTATCTCGCACTTTAAAGGTAAGAAGGCAGAGTATTGGGTTGCGACTGAAGCAGGGAGCGAGTATAATGGTTAATATCTCAGTAGAACTTGCTCAAGCAATGTTGCAGGTAATTGACTATTCAGCAAGCAAAGGTGTCTTTATTGGTGACAAGTTGTCTATTGCTGGTAGCGTTCGCGCTGACATTCAAAAGGCAATTGCTGCTGCTAATGCGCCAGACGAAAAGTATGAATACACAACAAAACCAAGTGAGAAGTAAATGAGCAACATTACTATTCCGAGTGATCCTCAAACTAAACAAGCTCTTTTAAATGCTTTGAAAGAGATGTCTAACTCAATGACTCGTGTTGATGCAGAGAAAGACCTTCAAAAAGAAATTATCGAAGAAGTATCTGATAAGACTGAAGTTCCTAAGAAGTATATTAGCAAGTTGGCTCGTATCTATCATAAGCAAAACATCAGTGAAGTTAAAACTGAAAACGACGATCTAGAAACGTTGTATGAAGTTGTAACCGCAGGAGATTAATATGTTAGGTGTAGGTGATAAAGTACCAGTAACAACTTTTATCGGACGTGAAGGTGATATCGCCCCAGAAGGTGGCTGTCCAATTGGCGGTAAGTTTGTAGAACTAACTACTCATGATGTTTTTAAAGACAAGCGTGTTGTTGTGTTTGCTTTGCCAGGCGCATGGACTCCGACTTGTTCTAGTCAACAGTTAC